GTGCCGTCATAGTCTTCGTCTGTGTCTTCAAAGGTTTCTTTGGATAGGCAGTAGGCGTAGAGGTCGCCTGATCCAAGTCGCTGTCCGATTACTGCGATGAGGCCGCCCGGATCAACACGGGCTTCAGCCATTGAGTCCCAGCGTTCTAGGAGTCTGTCTCGGGCTGTTGATTCTTTGGCGTTTTCGGGGGAGGCTACGTCGTCGAAGAGGACTAGGTCGGCGCGGTGTCCGATGAATTCTGAGTCGAATCCGTATGCGCGGACGGTGGGTTCTTTGTTGTCTAGTCCTGATTGGGTTTGTTGTTCGACGATGAATTCTTCTGCGCGCCATAGTGCGCCTTTGTCGGTGGGTCTGAATCGTCCGTAGTCGATGGCGAGGCATCCTTCGGCGTTCATGGCTAGGCCTTTGCGGACTAGTTCAGGATCAGGTTCAATGGGGACTGGGCGTTCAAGGGTTTCTCGGATTCGCCGGCTGTACATCTTTGCCAGGTTGAGAGAGATTGAGCCGTAGAGGATACGGATTCCTCGGTTGCGGATGATGCACCAAACAGCTACGTCGTGGAACAGGGTTGACTTACCAGCACCGGGAGCGACGTTTACTACTAGGTGTTCTTTGTCTTCTGATTCCAAGTATTGAACGATTTTGTAGGCGGCATCTACCTGCCAGGGTGATGGGACGCGACCTAAATAGTATTTGCGGAAGAAGTCAAAGTCGACCATTCCTCTTTTGGCTTCTTCGCATAAACGATCGTCGGGGATTACCGGGGGAAGGTTTGATGCTTCGAGGAGGTCTTGTTGGAGTTGTTTTCTAGCACCACCTGATTGGGCAGATGCTGTGATTTTCTCTTCTAGCTGGGCCAAACTGTTAGAAGCCATCGCTGCTTTTTGTTTGGCTTCCCATTTTGAGGCGGTGTTTTTGTGGATGCCGGCGACACGTGCAGCGTCAGCTAAGGACATTCCTGAGTTGCGCGCCTGCCAAAATAAGGCTACGTCCCTTGCGGGTACTACCCGTTTTGTTCCCAAAATTTACTTCTTCTTTGTGACCTTAGAAGACTTTGATTTCATTTCAGTAGAAATACGCTTATACGCTTCTTTGTCTGGGGTACTTTTCATCAGACCTTTCATGCCTGCGCTTTTACCAGATAGAAACTTCATCTTCGGGCTGTTTGCTTCAAGATAATCATAAATAGGCTTCTGACCCTTGAAAGAACCTGTTTCTTTTGAATACTTCATAGGGTCAACACCCTTTGATTCAAGAGTCTTCTTTGCTGCGTTCCATGACGCATCGCCTTTTTTCCAGTAAAGAGGTGCAGTAGAAGCACCCATACCTGAACGACCTGAAGCATCGGTGCGGCTCTTTGCCTTCTTGTCCATCATGTCTTTCTCGGCTGCGTTAGCAGAACGAGGTGCTGATTTCTTCTTTGCGGCCATGATTATTCTCCAGGCTTCAATCCAGGATCGCCGGCCCACTTCTTGCCTTTGATCTTCTTACGAGCGGCGCGTTCAGCGGCACTAATCACAGCACCAGTAGCCAACAAAGGGTTGGTAGCGATAACAAGCTTCCCGGCAGGACTCGAATAGAAATCCTTATACTTCTTCGGCTTGGAAGCACCCATACCTGAACGACCCTGAGCGTCAGTACGTGCCATCTTCTTTTTGTCTGCTTCTTCCTTCATACGGAACTGAGCCGCAGATGCGGGAGCTTTCTTTGCGGCCATGACTACTTCTTCTTCTTATTTAATTTCATAAAACCAGGACCAAAATAGATTTCGTTGATATTGCCACGTGCCGTAAAGCTGGAGGCAAACCCTTGTGAATCTTTAGGCAATTTCTTGTTTTCTTTTGCTAAAGCTTTTAAGTCTTTTTTCATCACACCAGACTTTGTTTCACCCATGCCACTATTGCCATAGCGATCAGTTCTGTTTTTTGCACTTGCTGCAAGATTCTTCTTTTGCGATGGAGTTAACTTGCTGGAATCAGCAGTACCTGTCTTCTTTGATGTTGCCATTTTCTTAGCAGGAGCTTTCTTAGCAGGCATATCATTTTCCTTTGCTAGTGCGGGATGCGGCCATGTTATCAACAAGATTTGGGTAAGGTCGCCCAGCCTTCTTCGCACGTGCCTTCGCAGAAGCTTTCTGCTTATCAGTCAACGGAGTCGACTTCTTCTTCGGATTCGGTTTATCCCACACTTCTTTTTTCTTCATAACAAAAACACTACAACACCTGCTACACTCACCAACGCAAACGATCAAGACCTCCACGCTGGGAAGCGTCAAGGCAAGCATGGCTGTATACCGGTTGCAAGGTACGGGGCAATTCACACCAGGGAACTGGGGTAGATGAACCCTGCAATCAAGTCCGCGACGAGACATACAACGACCCCTATTGCGTCAGAGGTTCAAGCAGCGAGATCAACGTCAACTGATCAACAACATCACGGTGTCGGCTAAAAGAACTAGCTAACGGCCACCGCAACCCCTCAAAAGGTTGAAAGCGTGGGGGGAAGCAAACACCCGTCTAACCCCCGCCAAACCCTCTCACTACCGCCCCTCACGTTGTTCGGGTTGGTCACACATCGACACACCAACCCGGCACACAACATCCTGTCTCACAAAATACCAAAAGAGTGACACCGTACAAACAACGTAATATATATACCCCTCGGGGGGTAGAGAGGCAGACCCCCAGTTGTTGGTGTGCTGCGAGCCAACGTGTTGGCGATGCAGGCCACAAGCGGATGCGAACGAAGTTTGCAGTAGCGCGTGAGTGTTTTTATGGGGGAGGTCGTGACAAAAGAGGGGGGTGCGGTCGGCAACCGGCTTTACAACCAGCCACTAGTAAAACTTTGCGGGGTGCTAGGTGTACCGCCTAGATAGTCCTGGTGCATTGTGTGGTGTGGTCGAGCGGGAGCGAGGCAACGCAAGCTTGCTTGCTGATGCCTTGCCCGAACGTAGTGAGGGTGAGGTTGAGGGACGGGCACGAAGTGCCGGACCGTGCGTGCCGAAGGCACGCGAAAATTTTTTTGGGGTGCTTGCAATAGTTAGCGGACATGGAAAACCCCGCAAGCGGTGAGGCCTGCGGGGCTTTCGGGGTGTGTGTGGTGACTATTTGTAATGTTTGCGGAGAATATAGAACGCTAGAAGAACGCTAAACACGACTCCAACGGTCACTCCATCTATGAACCCTGCAGGGTTGGCGGTGCAGCTTTGGACTAGTTGACTTAGCACGGGCAGTCCCTCGCATAATCTCCACAGTTAGAGCATCGTCCGTCTTCATTCATCGCGGGAGTTGCTTCTATCCATTCTTCACAATAGGGACACTTACCGATCACTTCGTTAGGGTCATCGGTTAGATATGTCTCTTCGCAATTGTTGCACTCTGCTTGATAACTCATGATTTCGATTCCTCAAACGTTGGCATAATTGATGCCATGAAACACTCGGACGGTGTTGGATGTGTCCATGTTTTTAGTTCTTCTGACCATCGCACGATTGCTAGGCAGTCGGTGCAAGGTTGCTGATCGTAATCGTTCACTTGTTCATCCCTTTCTTGAGAGTTTCGGCGTGTTGAATCATTGGGTGGTTTTTGTCCATCGTGTGTTTTCTTCTCAGGATCACGACGCTTTCCGGCGGGGTTGTCCATCGTGAATCTGACTCGTCACCATCCACAACTTTCAACCCTCCCCAAGTTTCGGGGATTGGTCGCATCGTTCCAAGTGTTGAAACTTTGCCTGATCTAATAGAAACGACAACTGCAAGAGGTCGCCCAAGATTCGCAGCCTTCTCAATTTCTGCGGGTGTTGTGTTTTCGCTGACTGAATAGGTGAGGTGATAATTTTCGGGTCTTGAAGATTCGGGGCGGGATCGTGTGGTGTGTTTTGTGTAATCGTAAAACTGAACACTTGCGAAGATTTCGAACAGCCACGGTGCGATTTTTTCCCATCTGATATCTGAATAAGTGTTGAGTCTTACTGCTAATTCCTGGCTTTGCTTTTCAGCTTTCCATACAGCATCAAACAACTCTGACACCATCAGCACCATGAACTCATTGGGATAGTTCACTAATAAATTCGTTTTGGCCATTCGTGATTTAAACACTTTAGGAAAACTTCCATTCCCTGAAAATGCGACACAGTCATTCGTGCAAGAATCTGCAAAGGCGCAAAGGTTTCCGATTCCTGAATGAGTAGCGGGCAGAAGTGGAAGCCCAAGGATCGTCACGTCGTCTTTGTTTAGTTTTGAGATTTCCGTGCTAAATAATTTCGAAGTGCTGGAGAATCCTTCAGCCTCTCGCAATGATTGGAAAACTTGGCGGGCGTGTGCGATTTCATCTGCCCACATCCAACTTTTCTTCATTTGTTGTTTTGTACGGATCGCAGCATCCGTTAAATTTTTTTCAATTTGTTTTGGTGTTTTCATTTTTTCATCCTTCATATTTCGCGTGGGTGTTTAAAAGTTCCACGGCAGTTTTTAGATCATCTATTAATTGTTCTCTTGCGGGTGGGTGTAACACGATATCGTTCATTTCTAGTTCCGTTGCTAATTCTCCTAGACGGTACATCAGTTTCTCGAGTTCGGTTTCTTCGTTCTCCCATTCGTACAGATCATTTTTAAGTTCTGTCAACAACTCATAAAATGGTTTTGGTTCTGTCCAAGCTTTTGACCAATGCTCGTTCATTTCGTGATTTTCCCAATATATGGCGACAGATTCCTCAGCGAAATTTTCCGGGCTGTGTGCATCGCCATCGGTGATCATAATCACGCGGGCTTTTTTGTTTTTGAAGTGACCCCAAATGCAAGTGCAACCGCCACCTGTTGAGATATCCTCCCAATAGATTGCGGGCGCAATTTCTTTTAAAGCCTTCACTAAATGTTCGTTGTCGTTTCTCATTATTGCCCATCCTTAATTTCAAATGTTCCGACTTCGTAGCTTTGCCATTCTGCGGCCTTCCAACCATCTCGGCATTCTTTGCAACGGCAAGGGTAGGATGGGTTTTCGTTTGTTTTTGTTTCGTAGTGACGACTTGCAAAATTCGAAGCGTCACAATGACTTGTAAACTCTGCGACTGATCGCCATGAATCGTTGCAGTCGTAACGTTCTTTTACGAGGAAAGTTTGCCCGATTTTTTCGTGCATGGATTCTATCCATGCTGACATTTCTGAATTGAATTCGTCAAGGTCTGCGCCGAATGGGTAAGCATTGCATAACCATTCTGACCCGCCGATATTGTCGTGCGGGTTGTCGTGGTTATAATCGGAGATCAATTCCGAGATTTGCACTAAGGCTTTTAAAGCCTTTTGTGCTTCGTTAATAATTAGCTTTTTCTGGTTCATGGAGTCCCTTCCATCAAGTCGGCGAATTCCGACTAGAGAATTATTGCACGGATCTTTGGCTGAGTCAAGTCAAGCGAAGCACCCCCGCCGAAGGCGGGGGGACAACTGGCGAATGATCACACTCGTTGAGATCGTTACCGTTCGGAGATTTCGATCGTAACCCGCTGGCGATCGTAACCCGCTGGCGATCGTATGCGCTGACGATCGTAACCCTTTGACGATCGCAACCCTTTGACGATCGCGCAAAAACGGCAACCAACAATTAAAGAGCAATTGAGCGAAGCGAATGCGCTAGCACAAACTTTTAAGAATCTGAACGACGAAAACTTGGGTAAACAATGCGACGCACAAACTTGGAAAATTTGCTACGACTAGGAACAGCAGAAACAGCCTCGTCCCACAAACTTTTAGATTCCGGGGCAGAAAGAGCATTGAGTTCTTGGGCCGCTAGCGAATCATCGGAAGCGATACTGAACTTCTTTTTTGCTTTTGCCGGCGGGATTTTTTTTGTGTGGTTATTTTCAACGACGAACACTTCATCGGAAGCGAAATTAAAACTGAATAATTTGTGCAACGTCAAAATCATGTCGGGGGCAATTAATCGCCCGCCGAGGGAAATTGTTCCGGTGTACAAAGTTATTGAATGTTTTTGATCCATGTTCCAGGATTCAGCTTTGATGACTTTGCTTTCAGGATCAAGAGTAAAAAAATAACTAATGCCGGTGACATTGTGAGTTGCGAATACAGATTCTGACATTTTGCAAAGTTCCCAACCGTTCTGAATTGGGGGTGTGTAGAAGGCATTGGTGGCCTGAAGAATTTTCATCATTTCTTGTTGAGCGTTCATGATTTCCTTTTGATGAACATTGCAGCGAGGGCAATGAGGACGAATACACCAAGAAAAATTGGTGCTGGGTTTGTTTGCTGTTGAAATTCTTTGAATCCTTCAGCTACTGATGTGACATTAAAGCATTCGCCTGTTGCGGGGTTGAATTCCGGATACTGGGTATCAGGGCAATTCGGGTTTTCCATCGGAGTCCCTTCCGTTGTGATCGCGTTATTGCGACAACAGAATTTTGACAGACGAATATTCACCTGTCAAGTCAATTTAAGGAAATTCTTTAAGCCAGTTTTTATAGGGGTCAACGGCATGAAGCTGAAGGCGTTCCTTAGGGGTTCTGCCCCCAAATAAACCGAACCTACGCCATTGATCTTTCTCATGATGCATGGCAAAGGCAAGGCACATATCACGGACTTCGCACCCATCACAGAACTGTCTCCCTGGTTCATAAAGCCGAGGACTTGAGTTCCCTGATTCTTCAGGGAAGAAAACTTCTATCGGGAGCGTTTTGCACGCGGCTTTGTCTTTCCACCAGACCGGGGCGAACTCGTTATTTTTCGATGTTGGTGACATATGCATTCACATTCTTTATGTACTTCAGGTGGCCAAATTGTCATTGCACGTTGGATTGTTCCGCAATGGGTGCAGTCAGGGTGTGAGCGGGTGAACTCAAAGAGCGGTATGGAATCCAAGAATGTGCCTTGCAATCCATTCAGCTACTGGTGAGGCAACACCGTTACCACACATTTTGTATCGGGTGGTGTCGGAGTTTGTTGTTCCGTCAGCTCGATACAGGGTGTGGTTGTCAGGCCAGCCCATGAGGCGTTCGCATTCAACTGGTGTGAGCCTGCGAACAACCATGTCGGCAAGTACACCTGTTGACTGTTTGGTGCCGGCACGAAGAGCCTGATGAACATGACCGCCTAAGGCATCGTTGTATTCATCGTATGCTTCGACTACTAGGTGTTCTCCGCGTGATGATGGTACGCCACCATCGCCACCTGATCGCAGCGTTGGTGCGATGTCTGTTTCAACGATTAACGATTCGCTTCCTCCACCGAGGTCACCACCATTTGCTTTGAGTGTTCCTAGACCTTCTGCGTATTGTGCAAAAGATGTGCCTGTATAGGCAACGGCTACTCCGTGTGCGCTGATTGTGTCAAGCGTGTACATAGGGTCACCATCTTCACCAACGCCACGACCTTGCGGGCCTGCGGTATCTGAGCGTCCGATGATTGTTCCCTGTATTGGGTATGCGACAGCTTGTCCACCGCCTCGGAGGGCTGCGTGTGAGATCGGGAGTACGATGTCCTCGCTGTAGGCGACTGCCGGGGGCGAGGAGATGCCGACTGAGCTTCCGACTGTCAGGGTCGGGAACGCTGTCTCGCTGACTGTGCTATTGGAGAAGGTTGACGGGAAGGCGTACACCTCCTGCGCGACTGCCTGTCCTCCTGTCTGGTCAAGCGTGTAGGAGGGGTCTCCCTCCTCCCCGATGCCAAGGCCGTTTTGGTGTTTCTCAATTTCTCGACCATCTTGGATGGGGATGGCAACAGCTTGACCTGCACCACCTGATCGCAGCGTTGGGAATGTTTCATCCGATGGCTGGGCATCAAGACCTTGGGTGTGGCTGAAACCAATCACGCCATCAACGGCGACCATCGGCACATTGTTTCCACCTGTACCCATTCGGGCAGCAAGGGTTTGTACTGGTGATTCATAGATACGCACATCGTCAACGCGTGTGCCATCAATCAACATTGGTTCTGCAATAACAACAGTTGCTCTTGATTCACCTGTGTTGTCAAAAACGTTTAGCGTTGGTGCAACTTCGTTTCCACGCCACACTTCAGCTGGCAAAGTGCCTTCGGCATCTCTAGCACCAGAGCGAACAACTTTTACAAATGGTTCAACGAAAAGGTTGTAATGCTCAGAACCACTAGGGCCTCCTGAGCCTTTATGCCATTTGGATGTCACAGATGTAGTTAAAACATCATCGTCCGTAGAACCAGCAGCCCAAGGCAACTCAGGTTCTACTCGTTGATCAAGTCTCCCGCTACTTGAATCAACGCTTTTTCCAAGCGTGGCGGCAAGTGCTTTCCTCTCCTTGTTGCGCGTCGAAGTATTCCTGCGGCGGCCTTCGCCGACAGGTAGTAACGCTTCTCCACCTCGTTCGAGGATTGCAGAATCGAAGCAAGCGATGACGAACACTCGTCTACGCCTTTGGGGGACTCCGTAGAACTGTGCGTCCATGCAATGCCATTCGACGTGATGACCCCCGATGTTGACCATTTCTTGGAGGACTGCGTCGAAGTCTTCTCCTTTATTGGAACTGAAGGCTCCAGCCACGTTTTCCCAAATAGCCCATCTTGGGTACTGTCCATTGGTTGCATCTCTCATCTCCTTGATGATTCGTGTTGCTTCAAAGAAAAGGTTCGAACGGGAACCTTCCATGAGTCCAGCTCTTTTGCCGGCGAGTGATAAGTCCTGGCATGGTGAGCCAAAAGTGATTAGGTCAACTGGTGGCAGTTCTGCACCGTTGACTTCGGAAACATCCCACCACTTCGGCACTTCAGGCCAATGGTGAGTAAGTACTTGTTGACAATGCTTGTCCCATTCAACTTGGAATCCACATTCCCAGCCTGCGTTATCAAATCCAATATCGAACCCTCCAACACCGGCAAAAAGGCTGCCGAAAGTTGCCATCAGAATGGTTCCTCGATTTCAGGGAATGCATTCTTGAGTGTTGCAACATCTTCTGGGTTGCTGTTGTTGCTCTTCTTCCAGCGTGAAGACAAGCCAGCTTCGTCAACAACGATTTGTGTCTTCTTCTTGTCAACACCGTCTTTGCTGGTGTATTCCTTGATTTCAATACGGCCAGTAACGATGACGCGACTGCCCTTGACGAAGTCAGCACAGTAGTTCTCTGCCTGCTCACCGAATGCGACACAGTCAAACCATGTGGTTTCTTCTTGGCCGTTTGGCTTGCGGGTTACAGCGACGCTGAAGTTTGCTACTGCGTTACCTGATGTTGCGAATCGTAATTCGGGATCACGCCCGATACGACCGACAATGTATACGTGGTTCATTCTGTTGGTTCCTTCTCTTGAAGTTGTTTTGGTTGGTTTGCTGCTTTTTGGCAGCGGTGCGTAGGAGGTGATGTCACCTTTACGAATGTTGTGATTCTGACTTTGCACTTGGGGCAATGCCAGTCTTTGCGACGTGAATTACGGCCGTCCATATGTTAAGGATACTCCCTTGTTTCAGATTTCCGAGAACATCAGCTTCCGCTAGTTGCTTTCCAATGACCGAGTCCACCATTTTGGTACAGGTACGAAGCAACTTTCAAATTGCAATGGACATTGGTCAATGCTTTAACAACTTGGCTGTATGTCACTTTGCAAATTCGTTTTGTGACTGTGGCCCATGAAGCCTGGACTTGGACCAACCCTACATCTGGGCGACCAGTTGATTTCCGGATTGCTGAGATGCTTTTGGGGTTGCAGCGCGACTCTCGATATGAGATTCTGCTGAAGGCCTTGACAGGAAGTTTGTACTTCTTGAATAGCTCTTCGTACTGAGGGCATGATCCCTGTACTGGCGGCTTTGCCGGGCTACTGAGAGCCGAGAGTGGGGTGGCTGTGAGGCCGATAGAAATGGATATGGACAGAAAAATTGTTGTGGTGATACGTTTCATCACCCCTCCTTTTATTTGACGGACATGGCGTTTCGTCTTATGGTGGCTCCTCTCGATAGGGAAGTATTAAACCTATCAATTTGGGCTGGAAGCCTT